CTGGCCATCTTGTAAAGCCGCCAGAGCTATATCAAAATCAAATTCTTCTCGCATGTGTCATTCCTTTTACTCAGTTTACAGAAATGACACGGAATCTCTAACGCTCCCTCTGAAATTGCCCGTCGCGCAGATATTGCGATTGGCACGTTTTCTGGTTGGTATGACGGCACCTACAAAGGCCGTTTCGACAATATCACAACCAAGGTCGAAAACTTCATTGCAGCGTACGAAGAGGCATCGCTGGCATCTGCGGTTCTGCCAACGCGGCCTGAATTTGTTGAAACCCGTGTGGCACGTGAGCTGTTTGAGACCTTCACAATTGCGCAAGCTTTGCCAACCATGGCGATTGTTACAATGGCGGCAGGATTGGGGAAAACTACAGCCGCTGAAGCCTATCAGAACCAACGCCCACATGTTGTCCTCATCACGCTTAGCCCTTCGATTTTGACCCACAACAAAGTGCTTGGTGAAATTTTGGAAGAGTTGGGCCTTCAAAATATTGATAAAAGCCGGACGCGTCACAACGTCACTAAAGCTTTGAAGCGATCGGGCGGGAATTCTCTGGTAATTGTGGACGAAGCGCAGAATTTGGATGCGGATTGCATCAACGAATTGCGTGTTGCCGTGCGTGACCTTGGCCGCTCTGGTTTGGTGTTGTTGGGTAATGAGGAAAAGAAAACATCCTACGGGTCGGCTGGCAACAAAGGCGGATCCCCGCAGTTATCCCGCCGCGTGATGGCGCGCACAACGGCCATGAAGGTTTATGAGGAAGATATTCCAACCTTCCTTGATGCGTGGGGATTGGAAGACAGTGCCTTGCGCACGGCTGCCACAATCATTTTGAAAAAGCCCGGGGCTTACGGATCCTTAACCGAAACACTGGTTGCGGCGTCCATGATCGCGCGCGGCAACAACCGCAGCCTAACGGTTGATGATTTGCGCGCTGCTTATCGCCGCCGTGGTGAGGGGGATATCTGATGCTTTTATCGAAAGGGAATATCCTGCGCGCCGTGCAGTCCTACCGCGACGTATCATTTGCAGAAATCATGTCCCCCCGACGCGGACCATCCCGCCAAAGCGGCGCACGTCAAGAAGTCTACTACTTTTTGAAAAAACACACTGAAATGTCTTACCCCGATATTGGCAACCGTGATCACACAACCGTTTTGCATGGTGTGCAACGGGTCAAGCTGCGGTGCCAAAACGATCTACGATACGCGGCGGAAATAAGCGCGTTGAACGTGAAGATTATCCGGCAGTTTGCGCAAAAACCAGACGTGGCCCCAGTGCTTGAAAATATTGACCCAACCAATGCCGCATATCGAATTGTGTTCAACATTGGAAAACACGGCGCTGCAGATGTTTCTCACGATGAAATTTTTGCCATGGCTGCGGCCTTAGATAAAGCGTTCGACCTTTTGACCCGCTGGTGTGGCGGAAACCCAATTACCGATGATCAACTGGATGACATGTTTGATGCCCTTCAGCGCCCCATGAAACCACAAGAAAGGATTGTCCAATGACAAACCCTATTGATACGACCAGCGCAAGCCCAACTCATATGACCAATTCAAAGGGGCATCAGGTTCCTGTTAGTTTGGTTTCTGATCAAGATAAACTGATTGATCAAACCGTGAAAGTTATCCAAGGGCATTCACAAATATTAATGTCGCAAATTGCGCGATTTCGGGCGCACTCTTTTGATGATGTAAACAGCCTTATGGCGCTGTTAGCTGAAAAATACGAGGTTAAGCGCGGCGGGCCAAAAGGGAACGTTAGTTTTATCAGCTTTGACGGGCTGACCAAAATTGAAATCCGCGTTCAAGATTACATTGTCTTTGGCCCAGAACTGCAAATCGCCAAAGCATTGCTTGATGAATATATTGCCGAGGTGAGCGATGGCATTCCCGACATTGTTAGAGAATTGCTTAACCACGCTTTTGACGTGGAAAAAGTGGGCCATGTTAACCGTGCAAAGCTGTACTCACTGCGACGTTTGAATATTGACCATCCAACGTGGAAACGGGCGATGGATGCAATTACCGACAGTATGCGCGTATTGGAAAGCCGAGAGTTCTTTCAAATTTCCACACGCAAAAGCTCGCGTGATGGGTTTAAGGCGATGCCGATCAATCTGGCCAATGCGGTGGAGATTGAAAATGACTAATTCCACACGCACAGAATGCAGCAATCCGGGTCGCGATGATTATTGGTCATGCCCAGCTTGTTATGCGGATTTACCGGGCAAAGACGGTTTTCATGAAGGTGATGCCGAATGCAACGAATGCGGGGCAATTCTGGAATTGTCGGTTGAGCATGAACCTGTTTCGCGCGCCCGCTTGAAGGGAGAATGCTATGACTGAACGTCTTGATGAACGCACTATGCTGGAACGCGCAGCGCGCGCCGCTGGCAAGGTGGATTTGCACGGCCCGCGTGGGGTTTCAATGATCAACCACCAAGAAACCGAAGCGCTTGTGGCGCTGGCGACCTGTCTTGGTCTCGTGGCGGCGCAACCAGGTGCACCGATGCCTGACGTGTTGATGATTTCAGTGCGTGAGGTGGCGGCATGAAAAACAAATTAACAGATTTGAATAATCACCTGTTTGCACAGCTTGAACGGCTCTCCGAAGGAAAACTAACAGAAGAAGAACTCGCCAAGGAAGTGAAGCGAGCGGATGCAATCGTGAAAGTGTCTGATCAAATTACGGGCAATGCAGAGTTGCAGCTCAAGGCGGCAAAATTATATGGCGAATACGGGGATGTTGTGCTCAACCATTTGCCTCAAATCGGAGGGCCTGAAAAATGAGAGGCCAAGCAATTTGTTATAGTGCGAAAGAATTGACATGGGTCAAGGCTAACAAAGCCACGCCACGGCATCAATTACACGCAGAATTCAATGTTCACTTTAAGCGCGATGATGTGTCGTTTGTGAACCTGAAATCGCTTTGCAAACGCAAAGGCTGGATGACTGGTCGATCCGGTTGTTTTCCAAAGGGTCATGTGCCTGACAATAAGGGTAAAAAGATGCCATTCAATCCAAACAGTGCAAGGACACAGTTCAAGAAAGGCCAACCTTGCCCCACTAAAAAACATGTGGGACACGAGCGGATAGGTAGGGATGGTTACGTCATGATCAGCATTGCCGAGAAAGATCCCCATACAGGTTATGAGCGGCGCTACGTTGTGAAGCACCGTTGGCTTTGGGAGAAAGAGAATGGTCCTGTTCCTGAAGGTATGCGGCTGAAGAGCCTCGATGGCGACAAAACAAATACCGATCCCAAAAATTGGAAGGCTATTCCCTTTGCGCTTGCACCACGTCTTAACGGTCGTTTTGGCCGAGGTTATGACGACGCAGCGCCCGAGCTGAAGCCCTCAATCATGATGGCGGCTGAGTTAGAGCACAAGGTGCGTGAAATTAAAAAGGGGGTGAAACCATGAGTGCCCTTCAAGCAATCCAGATCAAGCGCCGCCAGTTGGGTATTCAGGAAGACGATTGGCGTAGCCTGTTGGTGCGCACGACCGGCCAACGTTCATCCAAAGGGTTACGGCCCAAGCAATCCGCTGCCATTCTTGGCGAGCTGGACCGGATGTTGGGCGGTAAACATGTGCCTTCAAAGGGGGCCAGAAAGTCCCTTTCAGGGCCATACGCAAAGAAAATTCAAGCCCTTTGGATTTCGATGTGGAACCTTGGTTTAGTGCAGGACCGTGATGATACGGCGCTAAATGCGTTTGTGAAAAAGCAAACAGGTTTGGGCCATGCAAATTGGATGCGTAATCCCGATGATGCCGTATCCGTTATTGAAGCATTAAAAAGCTGGATGACACGCGAGCGTGGTGTTGATTGGTCTAATCTGAAGGGCGATCCCGACTATACGCATCTTCCAGGCTTCAAGATTGCGGTGGCCCAATGGCAGTTGGTGAGCGGGCTTGACCCATATGTTAATTACACCCTGCGCTCATATGCCGAACGCCTGACTGAACACATCCGACTTTCCGATATGAAACCCGCCGATTGGATCGTGGTAATGAACGCCCTTGGCGAACGGATCCGCCATGAAGTCAAAAAGGGTGGTTTGAAATAATGAGTTATTCTTGGCTTCCCCCAACGCTAAACGAAATCGCCGGTGTTGCGGGGCTTGACGCTGCGTTGGCGATGGCACAGGCGCGTGGGGGAAGTCGGGTTTCATTACCTGCAAAGCCGAAACAAAATAGCTGGTTGGTTGAAGCCGTGGGACTTGATGCCGCCGAAAAGATATGTGCGCATTACCGAACCGGATACGGCGGCACCAAAGGCGTCACGTTAGATTTGCCAGTCAGTCCTGATATGGATTTGCACAAACGCCGCAGAAGGATTGACCAATTACTTCAAGATGGTTTATCAGCAGATCAAATTGCGATCCGTACCGGCGCACATCGAACAACAGTTTTTTATCGCAAGCGCCATGCAAAACCTGCGCCAAAACTTCCTGATCTTTTTGATTGATTTGGTAGAAGTTCTACCAAAGAGATAGGCGCGCTGCCGCCTTATTGTCCTTCTCAACAGAAGGGCGATCCCATGAAAACAGTCCAAGAAATTGCAACCTCTATTGTCGCCCGTGAAGGCGGTTATGTGAATGATCCCGATGATCCAGGTGGGGCGACTAACTTTGGCGTGACAATCCACACCATGCGCCGCCTTGGCCTTGATCTGAACCATGACGGCCGCGTGACGGCTGCGGATGTGAAACGGCTGACGCAAAAACAAGCCGTCGATATTTTCATCACCCATTATTTCCAGAAAACCCGCATTGGCTTGTTGCCTGAAGAGCTGCAAGCCAGCGTTTTTGACATGTACGTGAATGCGGGCGGCAATGCCGTAAAAATCCTGCAACGAGTGCTTGCCCAGTTTGGCGAGAAGGTTGTGGTTGATGGTGGTCTTGGCCCCAATACTGCCAAGGCCGTAGAGCGGGCGATGGCCAAGGCCGGCGATTACTTTGTTGATGCTTACGGCATTGCGCGGCGCAACTACTATTTTTGCCTTGCCGATAGCCGTAGTGCCAGCCGCAAATACGCGCGCCGGCGGGATGGCGGTAAGGGCGGCTGGATCGCGCGCGCGGAAGAGTTTATTTCGCCCAAATATCACATGACGAATGCACAGTTCAAAGCGAGGGTTTCAAAATGGGTGTGATTGGAAAACTGTTTGGTTTGTTTTTGGGCGGTGGGCGCAATGTGATTGTTGAAACCGCCGAAGTGTTTCGTCCAAATGCCGAAGCGGCAAGCCAGCGCAGCCATGAATATAACGCGGCAGCACTTAAGCAATATGCGGCCGAGTTTCATGCGCGCGCAAATCGCACTTGGTTTGACAGCCTTGTTGATGGCTTGAACCGTATGGTGCGCCCTGTGATCACCCTAACGCTGTTGGGGGTCATTCCTGTAACAATGGCTTGGCCCGAGCACATGGCGGTGGCGCTTGCCTCGCTTGCTTTGTTGCCCACAGGTTATTGGGCATTGGTCAGTTTGGTGACGTCCTTTTATTACGGCGGCCGGATGCAGCTAAAATCGCACGAGTTTCACCAGTCGGTTGCCCAAGCCGTGGCGCGCGCCCCGCAAGTCATCGAAAACATCCAGCAGCTGCGGGAGTTATTTCACGATAGCCCAGGTGTTGCCGATACTGGCACCGATGCCGATTTGGCAAATGATGCCACGCAGACGTCGCGGTTCTTGAATGCCGCGGTAGATGATTGGGGGAAGGTGAAATGATTGGATTGTTTCTAGGGCTATTCATCCTTCTTTTTGGCCTCGCAATCTTATTCAATGCCGCCTTTTCTGAACGCGCCCAGATCGGTGCCGTAATCGCCGGAATCGGCTTTTTGATTTCGTCCGGTTCGGCTCTCCAGCTGATCATCGCCCTTGTTAAAAGCTGGGGAGCTGCGGGATGAAGTGCCTAAATATCCTACTGGCAACAGGCCTATTGTTGGGCTCATGCGCCACCACTGCACCGGCTGATACACAAGATACCTGTGCCAAGCGCGCTGACGTGCTTTCGAGCCTGTCAGACCGGTTCGGTGAAGCTCGTCAGTTCATCGGCCTGTCGGATAATGCAGCCAAAGCGGTTGAACTGTTTGTGAGCGAAGAAACCGGCACATGGACCATCACCGTAACCCTGCCTAATGGCGTGACATGCCTCTTGGCCAGTGGAAACGGGTTTCAGTTGGTCGTGGATGCGCCAAAAGGAGAACCGTTGTGAGTGATCTGAGCTACCGCGTCAGCGCCGATGAATTGCGCGCCTTTGTTGAGCGTATCGAGCGGCTGGACGCCGAGAAAAAAGACCTTGCCGAGGCGCTAAAAGAAGTGATGGCCGAAGCCAAAGGGCGTGGCTATGACACCAAAATTTTGCGCCGAGTTATTGCCATGCGCAAACGTGATTCACAGGATCTGGCTGAAGAAGAGGCCGTGCTGGAAATGTACAAGGAAGCTCTAGGTCATGGATGAACTTGATCAAGCTGCATCTATCACAACTATACGCGTGAACGGCTTTCAGGTTGAGGCAAACCATTCTCTTGGCCATTTGGCGGTTTTACATGATGGGGAAATTACATGGGATGATCTGCAAGCGGTGAAAAATGCTGTTTGGGGAGAAGACGCGAATGCAATTGAAGTTTACCCCGCACAGTCGCGTTTGGTGAATTCTCTGAATTGTCGCCACCTATGGCGTTTGGGGGCAAACGATTTTTGTCCTGATCTGTTGGGGCAAGGCCAAGAACGCGACACATTAGAGCGCCGTTTTTGCGCGGCTTGGAATGAAGCGTGGTCACAGCATGAATGAGCGCGGGATTGAGCAAGCAGAAGCCGTTGTCGAACTCGAACGCGAGACGGCAATTAGGCGCAATAGAATTTTGGTTGGCACCAAAGGATGTGCTGATTGCGAGGACTGTGATGCACCAATAAGTGAGGCGCGCCAACGCGCAGCGCCGTTTGCAACACGCTGTATTGATTGCCAGCAAAAGCATGAACGGGAGGCAAAACGCTATGGCGCGTAGTATCTTTGACAAAGGATCACATTGGCTGTTGCGGTTCTTGTTCTTTGACGAGGTGAGATTGTTGGAACTGTTTTCAGCTCTCAATCTGATTGCTTGGGCCAAGGTGTTGTTTGGCCAACCTGATCTTTTCCAAAATCCAGCCTACCAAGGCTTTCATAATCTGGATGCTTTGGTTTGGGCTTATCTGTTTGGTGCGACCGCACTTTTGCAGATTGGGGCGATGCTGATCCGGTGCTGGTACTCTCTGGAAATCCGGTTTGTTGCAATGGCTTTTGCGGCAGGTGCATGGGCGGTGATCGCGCTTAATTTTTGGCAATCTGCACTCTCAACTACCGCCGAACTCAATTACGCAATTCTCGCAGTCGCCTGCGGCTTATCAGGAGCCTTCCTCGGATGGAAAACTACCTCTTATCAATCCTAGAAAGTGGCCCTGTTGGAGCCCTTGTCGTGGTCGTTGTTTTACTTGCTGGATTTGTCTTGCGCCAAAAAGGTTGGCTCACAGGTGACAAATCCAAAGTGGTATCTAATTCGCAATTGTCCGAACTAAACTCGCGTGTGGGGGCGATTGATACCCGTTTGGGGGAGGCCGAAAACGATATTCGCCACCTGCCAACCCGTGAAGAGTTTCACAAAATGGAAGTGTCACTCGCCCGCTATGATGAGCGGATGAAAAACTTGGCAAAAACAACGACAGCGACCAATCGAGCGGTTGGGCGCATTGAAGATTTTATGATTGATGTGTCAAAGAAAGGGGGCCGCAGATGAATGTTTTTGCCGGATACCATGACGAATATAATGCAACCGTGCGGCTGACTATATTAAAGGCCCTGGCAGATGAAGCCGACAGCCGTTTGAATGAGACCTTGCTTATGTCTGTCCTTCAAGCGTTTGCGATTAATCGCAGCCGTGATTATTTGCTCAATCAGCTGAAGTTTTTGGAAACAGAAGCGCAGGCGGTAAAGCTGACAGAGGCCGGTTCGGTTGTGATTGCAGAGTTGCTTGAAGCTGGATTGAACCATGTGGAGCGGCGTGTGGTTTTAACCGGCGTCAAAAAACCTTCATTGGCACGAGGTTAATCATGGCACTGCGCAAAGGTCGGGGCCGGCTGTCTTCCATTGATCTGCTACCCGAGACGGTAGATCACATTGTGCTTTGGGCTTTTCAGGAGCTGAAGGACCGCGACCGGCTGCAAAAAGATATCCATGAAGAATTCAATGAAAAGCTCGCCGAGTTTGATATTGAGCCGATTTCGCTATCAGCTTTCAACCGCCATTCAATCAGATTGGCGACTATGGCGCGCCGGCACGAGGAAGTGCGCGCCATTACATCGGCTTTGGCCGAACGCCTAGAACCAGGGCAAACCGACGATCTTACAATCATAGCGGCGGAAACCATCAAGACGCTGATTTTCGAGATGCTGGAAAAAGGCGATGGGATCACGCCAAAGGCCGCAATGGAGTTGGCCCGGGCTTTGCAATCGGCGGTCAATTCACAGAAACTTTCTTTGGATCGCAAGCGTGTGATGCAAGCACAGTTTGCCAATCAGGTTGAAGATGCGATCGACAAGGTAAGCTCGGAGAAAGGTTTGACGGCGGAACAGGCTGATTTCTTCAGGCGTGAAGTTCTGGGTGTGAAGCCAAAATGAACGCACCGGCCGAGGATCAAACACTAAAGGCAGGGCCACCGGTTATTTCGCGTGACCCTGAAAGCTTGCCCGATAGTTTTACCCGCGGTGCTGAAATTCCGGATGATTTGGACCCGTTTGCCGATGGTATTTTGATGGCGCATCAAAGTGAATGGTTGGCAGATGACAGTGATTTAAAGCTTGCCGAAAAGGGACGCCGAACAGGAATTACTTTTGCCGAGGCTTTGGGCGATACCATCATTGCCGCCAGTAAGCGATCGGCTGGTGGTGACAATGTCTTCTATATTGGTGACACCAAAGATAAAGGCCGCGAGTTTATTGGATATGTCGCCCACTTTGCCCGTGTCATCGCGGGTGAATTGCATCAAGTTGAAGAGTTCATTTTCAAAGACGAGCAAGCCGACGGCACAACGAAAGACATTTCAGCATTCCGAATTCAGTTTGCCAGCGGGTTTCGGGTGGAAGCGCTGTCCAGCAACCCTGCCAACATTCGTGGCCTTCAGGGCGTTGTGGTGATTGACGAGGCCGCATTCCACCGTGATGTGCGCGCTGTCATCGATGCTGTGAATGCGCTGTTGATCTGGGGCGGTAAGGTGCGGGTGATTTCCACCCATAACGGACACCTTAATCCATTTAACGAGCTAATCCGTGAAGCCAAGGCTGGCAAGAATCCGTTTTCATTGCACCACATTCCATTTTCAAAAGCCGTTCAAAACGGTCTTTACAAACGGGTTTGCGAAATCAAAGGTAGGGAATGGTCGCCTGAAGCCGAGGCCGATTGGGAAAATTTGATCCGCAGCTCATACGGACCGCGTACCGCAGCAATGAAGCAAGAGCTTGATGCGATCCCAGCTGAAGCTGAAGGATCGGCGCTAACGCGGGTGCAGATTGAGGCCTGTATGGCAGATGGCATTCCGGTTGTGTCGTGGATCCGCAGCGATGAATTTAAAAACACCAGCGAGCATGTGCGCAAAGCCGATGCGCTGGATTTCTGCAAAGAAGAATTGCGCCCCATTTTGAACGGTCTGAACAAAGACCTGAAGCACGTCATGGGCGAAGACTTTGCCCGTAAAGGCGATGCAACCGATATCGTGATTTTCGAGATTGGCAATGACTTGGTGCGCCGCGCAAAACTGGTGGTCGAACTGCGCAACATTCCTTTTGATCAGCAGCGCGATATCCTGTTTTACGTTTGTGATCGCATTCCGAACTTCGTCAAAGGCGCTATGGATGCGGGCGGCAACGGGGCTTATTTGGCAGAAAAAGCATCACAACGGTACGGTGAAAAAATTATTGAGGTGAGTTTTAGCCAAGAGTGGTACCGCCAAGAAATGCCGGCCTACATCGAGGCGTTCGCAGATCGCACGGTCGTTCTGCCGCGCCATGATGATGTGATGCAAGATCATCAAGCGTTGCAATATGTGAATGGCATTATTCGAATACCCAAAGATTTCCGGTTTAAAGGATCCGATGGATTAAACCGGCACGGCGATAGTGCGGTGGCGTGCTCATTGGCGTGGTTTGCAAGTCGGCAAAAGTTTTCAACTTACGACTACATGAGCGTTCATGACCTTGATGATGACGAGGATGATGAATGGTCGGGTGGCAAAAAATGGCGCGGATTTCGACGCCGGAGGTGATTATGGCTACAGTTACACAAACCAGTAAGACGGTTCTTGGACCAGACGGGCAGCCGTTCAAAAGCACATTGTTAATGGAAGAACAGGCAACACCAACAATAACCGGTGTGCGCTCGTTCCGCAGCGATGGGCTGGCGGATAGTCTCGATCCAATCAAGCTGGCGGCATTGATGAAGGCGGCAAATGAGGGTGACAATCACGACTTTCTTGTATTGGCCGAGGAAATGGAAGAACGGGACGGACATTATGGAGCCGTACTGGGACAGCGCAAACGCGCCGTGTCTGGCCTAGAACCGATTGTAACGGCCGCGTCGGAAATCCCCCAGGACAAAGAAATTGCGGATGCTGTTGAAGAATTAATCATGGCTCCAATTTTTGCCGATATGGTTGACGATCTGCTTGACGGGATTGCCAAGGGGTATTCGGCGGTTGAAACCATGTGGGACTTTGGGGAAAACCGTTGGACACCCAAAGAGTATATCCACCGCGATCCGCGCCATTTTCAGTTTGACGAAAAGACCGGCCGCGAGCTGCGTATTCGAGATGATGATGTGCAGGAAGGCTTGCAGATCAATCCCTACACTTTTTTAATCCACCGCCCAAAGCTGAAATCCGGCTTGGCTGTTCGGGGCGGCGTGGCAAGGGTTGCCGCGTGGTGTTTTATGTTGAAATCCTACACCCTTCAGGACTGGGCCGCGTTTCTTGAAGTCTTCGGAATGCCTTTGCGCGTGGGTAAATTTGACGATACCGCAAGCGCTGCCGAAAAACGCATCTTGCTTCGAGCGGTTCGGGATTTGGCGGCGGATGCTGCCGCGATTATTCCTAAATCAATGGAGATCGAATTCATTGAGGTATCCGGCGGACAAGGCAACGCTGTTTTCGGCGCGATGACAGAGTATCTGGATAAGCAGGTATCCAAAGCAATCATTGGTCAAACCATGACCACCGATGAAGGCTCTAGCAATTCGCAATCGCAAACCCATGACGAGGTGCGCGGTGATATCCAGAAGGCGGATGCCCGCCAGTTGGGAACAACAATCAACCGCGACTTGATTGCCCCATTTGTATCTTTCAATTGGGGGCCAGATGTTAAGCCACCTCTGGTTTCGTTTCCGATAGAAGATGCCGAAGATATCAAGGCGCTTTCGGTAACACTGGCGGCGTTGGTTCCGCTTGGGCTGCGGATCGCTCAATCCGATGTAAATAAGCGCATGGGGTTTCGGGTACCGGATGAGGAAGAGGCCGTTTTGCAACCGGTCCAATCGGCGATCATTGAAACGCCACCCTCAAATAAGACAGCAAAGCAGCCGGCTTGCCCGTCTTGTGGCGAGGTGCATCTTGCATCCAGCCAATCGGACAATGAAGACGTGTTGGTTTCTGAAGCCCTGGGACATTGGGAAGAAGACATGGCACCGGTGGTTGAAGGTGTTTTGGCTTTGGCGCGATCGGCAAATGGATTTGAGGATTTTCTAGCCAAGCTGGATGATCTGACACCAGACGTTTCAGCCTTGGGAAAGCGCCTTGCTGCCCAGATGATGAAAGCCAAGGGTGATGGTATTTTAGATGGCTAATCCTTTCAAATCAGCGCCTGAAGAAGTTCTTCGATATTTTGACGCCAAAGACACGGTGCCGACTTGGGGATGGTTGGATTTTTCAACGCCCGAACATGTGCTGTCTTACACGGTCGCCAAGACAGCGGGCTTTGATGTGATTGAGGATCTGCGCGCGGCAACGCATGATGCGATTGCCAATTACCGATCCTATGGTGAGTTCGTTGACGAACTGGAACCTATCTTGCGCAAAAAAGGTTGGTGGGGGCGCAAGGTTGTAACCACGCCGTCTGGACAAAAAGATATTGTGCAGCTCGGCAGCTTGCACCGTTTGCGCACGATCTACTGGGCCAACACCAGCACCGCTCGAGCTGCGGGGGAATGGGAGCGGATCCAGCGCACCAAACGCGGCATCCCGTTTTTGATTTATGAAATGTCAGTCGCAGAGAAGCGCCGCCCCGAGCATCAAGGCTGGGTCGGGATCATTCTTCACGTCGATGATACATTTTGGTTGA